GAATGCACCGTTGGTCAAAACGCCTGGGTGATAACACTTGGCGTTCTGTGCAACTGAGTAAACCGAGACGTCGGCAGCCGCGCCGCCACGAGTAGCCGACAAGGTAACCGAGCCATCCGCTGCTGAAGCGTTAACGTCGATGGCTACGACATAGTAATCAGCCGCTACCGAGTTATCATCGTCCAAGGTTAGCTTTTGGCCAAGTTGGAAACGGTCGATTTTATCAACCAGCACGATACCAGTAGCCGCGTTGGTGGCGTCGGTAACCTTTGCAAAGTGCGGTCCGCTACCAAGAGTTTGGGAGACGGAAGTTTTTAGGTTAGTGATGAAGTTATCAACACGATCCGGCAGGATTTTTAGGAACGTAGACTCTGGCATTTTGCCATCGTGTTCCATCAAATCTCTGTGGTTAAAGAGCATTGTGCCCCAAACCTCTTTCGCCGCTGTAATCTGTCCACGAATGAACAAATCTTCTGACACATCGCTAGATGCAGTCAGAGTACCGTATGAAATTGAGGAAGCCGCCGCACCTTCAAAAGGTACAATGTAGGTTCCAGTTTTCCAGTCGGTAATTTGCTCAACACTTTTTAGGATATAGTCACGTTTTACCAATTCCGTCGTGAAAATCTGATCCGGCAGGTATTGGTTCAACATGTCATTAAAAGAACGAGTAGTCATCGTAGCGCTCCATGCTAATGAAAATTATTTATGCTCGCATCTCATCGCGAAGTTTCTTTAAGTCTTCAATAGACTTAGGCACCTTCTGCGCTGGGGATGTTCCGCGACTTTGTATACTTGGGATTACCGGCTTTTTAGCTGCAGCTTGGCTTGGTGCTGCGACTTGAGGGATAGGTGCAGCTTGCGGGCTACCCATCGGACCAAACATGGCTGCTATCTCATTAGCGACTTGCAATGCGGGCAAGTCTTTCTGAGATGCATACCAGTGGTACTGACCTCTCTCTACAACTCTGGCTCTAAATGCACCGGGTTGACCTACCCGCTCGTCGTACATCTGAACCACCTGCGAAATGTCAGAGCTTGCAAGCGCCTGATCAAGTTCGAAGGTTCTTTGCTGCACACCCAAAGATTGTACTTGCTCGTACATCTTTTGGTTTTCAGACTCAAGCGAAACCGCGCGGAGACTTTCTTGTCTCTGCGTTTCAAATTGCTGCCGCGTTTCGGCGGGAGCTTCTCTTAGTTCGGCTACCTTTAAAGCATACTTTAATACTTCGTCGTCGGAAACACCAAAGGACTCAAAAAATGTTTTATAATCCCCGCGCTGACGAGCCGTACCGGCCTGTAGAAGATGCCCCTTAAGGCCTTCATAATCATTACGAACACTTTGGAATTCTTCTTTTAACTTAACCCGGTCTTGCTTTACAAAGTCTAAGCCGTGAGCTTTTTCATATAACTCTCTTACCGCCTTTTCCGAATCGGCATCTTTGATAGCCTTTTTTGCCCACTCGTCGAACTCCTTTTGTTCGTTCATCACCTTAAAAGAGTAGTTTGGCGTGTACTCTGGTACCTCCGGCGAAACATCCAAAGGGGTAACCCCCGAGCCTGCAGCCGGGGGGCTGTCGTGGCCTGTCGTGGCTATCTCTACACTAGCTTCTGAAGACCCGCCCAAAACCTCGTTCTCTACTGTCATAACTTAAAACCTTTCGTCTCATTTCCGTGAGACTATTGCAGCGGCGTCTGCATAGGATCGACTTGACCCTCTGCAGGCGTCGTTTGTGGACCTTGACCCCTCATAAGCATGTTTGCCATGTCCTCGAGGTTTCCCTGGTTCATCGCTTCCATCTTGTCTGTCGTCATGCCTTGGGCTTCTAGCTTTTTTACCAGCCAATCTAGTGCCTGGTAAGGAACACGGGCGCGTTTTCCAGATTTTGACGGGTCATCTGCGTTAGGCAGGTAGATGTCGCAGCCGACAAGTGCACCGCCGACCGGGATAAACTCGTTTTTAGCGTCCATTGCAGTCTGGGTTTGCTGGGCTTCAATCTGCGTGTATTTCTCTTTATACGCTTCATAATTGGCCTGAATCTCGGGGTTTAAGTACTTAAACCCTGCCTGTTTCATCCTGACGGTGATCTTTCTGATGGCATACGACGAATCAACATAGGGCGAAGGCTCGGGGAACTCCCCACGCTCTAGGGCAAGCATGTCGTTTTTCACAACGTCGGTATCTATCGTGAATTCCGAGAAAGTATCTGCCTTGTTTAGATAAGGCATGTTTTGAATCAACTTGCCGATGTCGTCACGCTCAAGTTTTTGGCCGACGTACTGCAAAATGTTGTTGTAGGCAATAAACTTGCCCATAAGGTTGTCGGCAGTCTCGTCTTGGGGCTCAATTTTGATAATAGTCTGCAGCGGGGTGGTTTGCCGAAACTCGGCGATGTTTACCACCTCGTCTTTACCGATGGCCTTGATTAGTACATCGTCAGGGTAGTAAAACTTGGCTAACTCTAGGGTAGTCTCCCAAAAATCCATAATAAACTGCTCGAGTTTTTCTTTGTACTCAGAAAAACGCGCGGTTTCTCTCACAGACTTAAACAGCAGGGCGTAGGGGTCCATCTGCGACTGCTTTTCGTCAAATTCTTCGGGTATCAAAAGAATTTGGTTCATTTCTTGGATGGTAGCGTCCACGTAACTCATGTACTGGCTGCCGTCACGCCCGGGTAGCACGGTAGGGGGTGCACCCTGGTAGGTAACCCCACGTACCCCTGGAATCAAAGCCCCCGTTGCAAGCTTAGTACCGGCTTGGTAAAGGACCTTGTCGTCTCCAAGGGTAATCTGGTGCATGGCAATGGCCGAAGCGGCACGGTTTATCTCGGCTTGGTAGGGTCTCGCTTGTTTAATCCAAGACCGGCCTCGAGGCGAGTTTTGAAATATATCAAACCCCTGCCACACCACGGGGAAAATCCCACCAGGAAGCTCACCCTCTTCTAAAATACCGGCTGAGGTAGAAATATAAAAATACCCCATCGGGTACTTGGGGCCTTTTCTATAGTAGTGCTCACGAACCAAAATTTGGTCTTTAGTCTTATCGTAGTTACCCTTTGAGGCGTCAAAAACTACGTACTCCTCCCCCGATGCAGAGTTCACGTAACGCGTCTTTTCTGCGTCGTCTTGGTAGCGCTCGAGTAGTAGCTCTTTGTCCACCATTTTTCTGATGATAATACACTCAGACTCTCGCATGTCTTTGGCACCGGCATGTCGTAAAACGTTCATGCCGTAGACTCTCTCAAACTCAAACCCACCAGAAAACTGCGGGCGCTTTTCATCGGCAACGGGCTGACCCTGCTCGTCCACGGCGGGCTGACCCTGCTCGTCCACAGCCTGCTCGTACCCGACGACGTCACCTAAATCATCACGCCACTTTAAAACTACGCACGCTTCTCCGATGTCGGAAAAATCTGCAATGTACTGTCGAACTTTTTCTTTGATGCGGTAGCGCTGTTTGATGTCTTCTTTTACCGAGTCGTTTAGCTCGGCAGCTTTTTGGTCCTGCATTTCTGATTCGTTTTTTGGCAGGATTTTTGCTGTAGATACCGAGGATGTAAGAGCTGCCTTGTAGTACCTGGCAGCGCGGTGAATGTGGTTTTTGGTGAGCCTAAGCTTTTGCGTATCTGAGAGAGCCTTTGAATCTCTAATCTGATTATAATACTTAGAGCCACGACGGGAGTAATGATCACCACTGACAAGCAAAATATTTGATCGTTGCTCAGCGAAAATTTCTCTATCAACTTGTTCAGCCTCTAAATAAATTTTATTGAGGTCGTCTACCTTCTTCATTCAAAAACCCGTCCCTGGATTGTTGCTCGTCGATTAGATACTGTTCAAAGGCAACGGGGTCATCCAACATCAGCTGATTAACCTGCACCTCTCTGAACATCTCTTTTTCGAGGTCGCTATACTCAACTTTTGGCATCCCAATTTCTTTTGGGTTTTCCTCTACTAGAGAGGGTGCCGCCTGCTGCAGGGGGGTTTTTTGCAGGTCCGCATTGCCGTGCAGACCCCTATTAAACGATACATGCAGGTCCCCGAAGCTAACTTCAGAAACCCCGCATTGATGGCATGCTTTAAGAATAGCCGATATATCCTTGGCCGAGAAGCTACGTCCCGCCAAAGTCATTCCAGAAGCTGGCTTCTGAGTCGATGTCGTCCCAACTGGAAGTCTCTTCTTTTGCACTGGATATGTTGACCCCTCTGCGTTCTGCGATTTCCCAAGCACGGTATTCCTCGGCGGTTAGAGCACGCGGTTTTTCTTCTGAAAGATCGGTACTTTTCTCTGAAACCTTAGCCAGCGCCTCAAAATCCCAAGGTATCTTAGTGACACAGTAGCGCATCGCATCACACAGATCGTCCTTGGCAACGGTCTTAGACGTTATTTTTTTAAGGGCTACAAGCTCCGAGGATAGCTTTGTAAGTTCATCATTGTCAAAGATAAACAAAGCGTCATTCTTAAACAAAGTATTTATTACATCTTCCCCGATATCGTGACTCTTCTCTGACTTAGTAAACATTTCGCCTTGTCTCTCAGAGATAGTCCCAAAGTCCTTGGCCTGCTGGTCATACATCTGCAGCCTGAAGACCTGGCTGCCACGCATAAGCCTAAACTTCTCTAAAATGTCAGAGCTAGTAGTGACCACGTAGTCCCCGCGCCAGCCTTGGTAGACATAGCCCAAAGTCTTTTCTGGGTTTACCGCCACAAAGCATATGGCAGCGGGGTGGTTTTTTTCTCCCCCCGAGCCATAGTCCACCGCCGCGTAACGGTCCCAGTTGGTGGGTATCTGCTTTTTGTTTATGTAGTGCCTTGAGGGGTCATAGGCCGAATACTTTCTCATATCGTCGGAAAGGCCAAACTTGCCGTTTACCCGCACGTCTAAATCGTGCTTGTTTCTACAAAGCATCTCTCTTTTTCTAATCCGCTCTTGCGTCCACGGCGAAGGTGAGCCGTCTTCATAAACCAGGCAGTCCCACAACGACACTTGTTGCTTGAAAGCATCCGGCAGGGCTTCTGCAGCGCCCTTTGGTTCCATGGCACGCGCCCAATACTCTTGACCAAGCGTAGCGGTAAACACCATGTGAAAATAGCCGTCGGTCGCTGCCAGCCGCGCCATAATCTCGGGAAATAAATCCTCGGGCATCTCCTCATCAGAAAAAATAGCGTCAACAGAAGACGCCTGCAAAATAGTCGCGTCTTGCTTGTAGGACTTCATATAAATTGGAATTCCTGAGTTAAACCTAATCACAGATATGCGGCTTTTAGACTCGTATTCCACCGTCCACCCAAAATCTTGGTGGGACTTGTAGCCTTTTCTCGGCAAAAACTCTGGCACCCATTTTGTCTCAAACTCTATGGTCGCTAATTCTTTTGAGGGGTACATGTACCAAAATTGTGTAGGTGTTCTGTTCCACAACTCTGGCCACAACTTTTTGTTAGTAGCCCAGTTGATACACTTTCTGATGTTGGTACTAGATTTTCCCACTTGGTTGGCAGCGGTAAGCAGATTTATTTTATTTCTGGACTCGTAATAAGCCCTAGCCCAAGTGTAAAAAGGCCAGCCATAAAGATGCGGTAGGCCGTCAATTAACTCTTGTTTTTTAGCAGATATACGGCTCTTTTGTATCCTCAGCGATGCAATCTTTTTCTGAAGATCCATCGCCTCTCTCACCTTCGCCATTTCCTTGGCTTGTTGTGCCGTTGACTTCAAGTACTACCCCTTTTTCCTGCACCAAATTTAAATTATCGGTCATGCCCGAAAGCCTTTTTTCTAAAGCCTCGAGCTGCTGTAAGTTCATGTCGGACATGTTGCCGGAGTCCACGTTATAATTAACGCTTTCTTGCTTGATGGCAAGCTTTTGAACGATGGCACCTTTCACGCGCTGGTCTAAAAGCTGCACCACTGTGCGTATTTCTGCCATGATTCGGGGGTTGGCACGCTTTACGTACTCGATTTCTTTGCCTACACGCACGGGGACATCTTCCATAAAATCAATTTTTAAAATATCTCGAAGACGAGATAACCCCAGATCCAACATTTCTCTCATGGCAAGGTAGTAATCTTTTGGGACCTCTATGATCCAACGCAACTTTTCGTGTTTGATGGCAACGTAGGCGAGAAAGTATTCCTCTGAACAACAGCCCCTGATGATATTTTCTAGCACCATGGTGCCGCCAGTGTTGTGGGCACGTTGATATTCATCCCAAAAAGAGATGCGTAGCCTGCAGAGCATGTCGTCGGGTTTTAAACTGTGCCGTAGCTCGTCCTCTGTTTTGCCCATGATGCTTTCTGGCAGGCGGTCGAGAAAGGGGCGAAGCTCTTTTGGGACCATAAAGATTAGGGCAGCGGGGTCGTCTTTTTTTCTGAGAGACGTGGGTGGTAATAGGCGATCGGGGGTGGTTTGTCCCGATATGGGGGTTAGATATGAGTTGTCTATTTGGCTGGCCGGTCGTCTTCCCATTTTTTTCACCTCGGTTTTTTTATGGATAGCCTTTGAATAACAATAAATTTTTCCAAGGACCCCTGCCCCCCCGGTCGAAGATGCCCGGAATCCTTGGCCTTTATCCTAAGCCCCTGATTTTGTTAACTAATTTCTTTGATCATACTAAATAATAGAGAAGCAATCTACCCAATATAATTTTCTCCAATAATTACGCATACTTAGCCTAGGTTTTGCAAAGCCCCGTTCAATTAACATATGTTTTTTGAACGCAGGAAACTACCATACAAAAGGTAAGTATCTAATATCATTGGGTATATATTTCTCTTGACATTTTTGAGGAAGGCAGGGTGAGGGAAAGAAGGTCAAAAATGGGGGGAATTTCAGGGACTTACAAATATAATTAATCCCAATACCTATTTTTCCGTAAATAGATATATAAGCTGCGCTACTGAATGATACACGGACACGGTTTTGATGTCAACAACAAATTAAGGGGATTACTATGGTTACCTACAAAGTATGCACGTTGGACGTATGGGGAAATGAAGACGATGGCTATGAAATTAATAATTTCTTTACTTATATCGAAGCACTAGATGGGAGCGAATTGGATGATTTTGAGGCCTTTTGCAAAGAGCACCTCAAAGGTGATCCCTTACAGTATGAAATTGATTCTTGCTCCACCGAATCTTTCTTTGAGATTCGCGTGAAAAAAACCGGCTATCCCGTGCTTCACTTGGATCAAAACAGGGAATAATTTTAGTACCAACAAATTAAGGGGAATTACTATGAAACCACTACTAAACGATATGGTCAAAGAAAAACATCTAGTGCAGGTTTGGAAACGTTTTGCCATCTTCTTACTGAGAGACGAAACGCAGTGCAATTCTAGGCACGCGCAATGCAAAATTATAGCGTCCGCTCTTGAGCGAGAATTAGATGGCGAGATAATCGATTGGCGCGCGCTTCGCGATGCTGCTGATGCTGCTAATAGTGCTGCTTATGACGCTGCTAATGCTGCTTATGCTGCCTATGCTGCTGATGATCCTTCTGCTATTGCTGCTAATGCTGCTTATGCTGCATCTTCTGCTGCTGCTAATGCTGCTGATGCTGCTTATTATGCTGCTGATGCTGCTGCTGCTGCTGGTTATGCTGCTAATGCTGCTGCTAATGCTGATGCTACTAGTGACGCTTCCGCTCACGCATATGCTACCTATGCTGCTCCTGTCTACATGTATACGGCCCACGCATATGCTGCTGCTGATGCCGCTGCAAAAAAAGCCTATAAAGCGCAAACCAAGAAATTGCTCAGCCTATTGCATAGTCAGGACTAAGAAAATAAACACAACAAAGTAAGGGGATTACTATGGACCCGAAAGCATCACTGTTTCTCCTGCTCGACCTAATCCGTCAAGGCGAACTGATCGAAGCAAACCACACTGCAAGGGACCTGGAAACCTGGTTTGCCAAAGACGGTTATTATCCTGATTTAGACAATGAAGAAGTGCGCTCGTTGATTAGTGCATTGATTAATCTGGCTTGCTTGCAGCAAACCCAAGATGCCCGGGGTGACCAGTGCGGACACGAGAAAGCGTATCAAGAGGATGGCGTGAAGTGTCCAAATTGTGGCACGGGATCACTGAAGCAAAATAACCTAATCGATAGGAGTGACGACATGTCACTTCATAACGATCTCACGTCAGACGAAGCCGAAACACTATGCATTGCTGCGGGATTAAGTTATCTCGGCAGAGATCCGTACAGCGATCATCGGCATCATGTGGCCGAATGGTCGGAAGGCAACAATATCTATCTCAGTGTTGGATGGATCGCCACGGAAGCAGAGTTTCTCACGCTACTTGAGAACATTGAGTACAGAAAGAGCATGCAGGGGCACAGGGGATAATTTTAGTACCAACAATTAAGGGGATTAATATGAGTAACCTTAACTTACTAGTAACAACACTGCAAAAATCAACGGACAAAAAAAGCGCGCGTAGCTATGGCTCAAAAGTTAATTTTAATGAAGGCATTATCTTTGCCACCGATGGTTTTTTCCTGACATACGCTGCATCACCCTTTCCCGGTAGGGGCACGGTGGACGCAGGTGGACCAGTGGAGAACACCATACCGCCTGCGATTACTGGTGTTTTAAACACGTGCAAAAACGACCCGATCCTCTTTGAGATTGATCCACACAGGGTTACTGCGCTATGCGCTGGAGTAAAAATTGGCGCTGATTTACTAATCTGTATTGTGAGTGAAGGCAAAATGTTTTTGTGTGATCGTAAGGACATGGGTAATTTTGAAGGTTATTACTTTCCCGCCAATTGCGTAACTAAGGCCATACACTACCAAGCAGCGAAAGCTTTCGTAACCGCTTCAGGCCTTGGCTTTTCAAATGAAATTTTTGGATCATTTATCATGAGTATGGCAAAGGAGAAAGCATGAACCACAACAGATTAGTCAACGCCCTAAAAAAAGCAGGCATGGTCGTTACCGTGGACAAACCAGGTGGGATAAAGTTTCTCGCAAAATCACCCTCAGGAGGTGAGAATTACTTGGTATGGTACACCCAATATGGCAGCGCCGAATTTGGCTAGGCGAAGAATAACCTAATCGATAGGAGTAACAACATGTATATGCAAACACGGTGCTATCACTGCAATAGCTTAGAACGCAGGCCACGGGAATTGCTGGTCACTAGCTTGGAAAGAAACAGTGCAGGCAAAATCATCTATGAGCGCAGGTTTGAAGATGCCGAGTTATGTGATGCTTGCTTTGAAAATTATAATGCTTCGCTCAAACTGACGTTGAACACTAGGACACAACTAATAGGTTATGCCGTGCTCTTGCTCAAGGCAGCGGTGATTGCCTTAGTCCTGGTCGGCGGTGGCCTCTATTGTGCAAAGCAGTATGGTAATGAGCATGCTTGGTGGAAGGAAGGGACCGATGCCTATAAGCGTGTTCACTCATGGCAAGGCAAGCCCTGCGATTGGGAAGAAGAACATAACTGCGAGATATCGCTTGGCAGCGTGAGACCGTCAAAACGATTATAAGACACCCTAAGACCCGCTGTCGCGCCGTGGCGGGTCTTACCTTCACCTAAGACACCTAAGACACCTAAGACACCTAAGACACCTAAGACACCTAAGACACCTAAGACACCTAAGACACCTAAGACACCTAAGACACCTAAGACACCTAAGACACCTAAGGCCATATCCTGCAGCGGTGGATGACCCCCTGCAGCGCTCTTGATACCGGGTCATACCCTAGGACCCCGGACCCTGCTACAAGGCCCTATAACCGATCCTATCGGTCCAATGGGTAATCACACCCATGCCCCAATGGGTAATCCTACCCATAATGGGTAATCCTACCCATAAGCCTAATGGGTAATCCTACCCATAATGGGTAATCCTACCCATGCCACCTAGATTTTAAAACCGGACCGGACCGGCCCGCCAGAAACCAAAAAGGGCTCTTGACGTAGATTGGGAAATCTAAACTTTTGAAACCCAAATTTGGATTCCAAAACCTCGTTCCAAAACCCACCCATTTTTTGACCTAGAAAATGACCTCAAAACCACCCCAAAATCGTCTTTTCTGGGAAAATCCACTTACCATAACCACAACCACCCCAAAATCGGCACCCAAAAACCTGCAAAAATCCGAAAACCCACCGAATTTCTGAAAATCACCCGAAAATAGAGGAGACTTAAGTGCCTGATATTATTCAAAACGGGGACCCAGGGGAGACCTGGCAGCGTTTTCCTAAACTCTCCCAGGTACGTATAAGGAATATAAAACGCTGTATAATATATATACACC